AGCAAACACCCATCTCAGCGACCCAACCAAAAAACACTGCCGCGCCGCAAGCGGCTTGCCCACAACAAAACACAAACCAACCCACAAAAAACCCACACCCCCCGCCACCAAAACACAACCCACCAACGCCTCTTTTTTTGCCCTTTTTTTCTAGAGTGAGACCATACAAAAACAGTATATCTATGTATATGGGTGGGGTCTCGCGGCACATGCCCTAGTTGATGCCGATTTTGCTTGTGCTTTTGTGCTTGTGTGCTTGTGTATCTTGCTAACCTTTTCACAAATACACAAACAAAACTACTGAGAGTAGTCATCTCACCACAAAAAAAATAACCCTAGCGCCATAGTAGTAATTATTTGTTAGGGTCGCCTAACATGGTTTGCTGTGTTGGGGTTTGTTAGGTCGCCCTTACAGTGTGACAAGTGTCATAAAAGAATTTGGGGTTTTGACTTGACAAATGGTATCCTTGTCGCTATAGTGGTAATAGTGAGGTAATCGCCTCATGGAACTACAAAAGATAGGGGAAATGATGACTAGGAAAGATTACGAAATGATAGCGAAAGTGATTTCGCAAACAAAAGAATTTTACGAAAAGGATATACCATATAATTACATGGTCTCGCAAGTTCAACTTAGCGGAAGCATATCTTCAAGACTTGTAGACCATCTTTCAGACGCATTGAAAGAAGAAAACCCGCGTTTTGATTCTGAGAGATTCCGCGAGGCTTGCGGATTCTAGAGATATCGCCTAGCCTTTTGGGGGTAGTCGCGTCATAGCGACACTAGGCACAAGGTAGCAATACCGAAGAACATCAACCAATAGATAGGGGAAAGCATGAAAACCAAGCCAAATATCAAGCCGTGGAAAGTACCTACCAAGCCTACTTGTCCAGACTGCGAGAGAGTGTTTGATATGACAAACGAAGAAGACGCAAGCGAATACTATTATGGGCACGACTGCGAAGAAAATTAGGCAAGAATTCCCCCGTGCGCTTTGGGCGTGCCGATTCGATTCGGACACGGGACTAGCGACACAATAGTGTCGTGATAACAAAACAGAAAAGGGGTAAGCAATGAAAAAGGCGATACGAATATCAACCACGGGAGAGGTGACAGAGTTAGACCTCACCACCAACTCACTCGGGCAACTGCAAGAGGCAGTCGGCGGACTGGTTCAGGCTCTCGACCTAACCGAAGTAGTGACTATGTGGTGCAACGAAGAAGGCAAGATGTTAAAGCAACCGCACAACCCATACGCCCAATATTTTTGGGACAAGGTTTACGGGGCGCACACAGACTACATCGTGGGCGACATCGTCCTCACAGGTGGCACAGACAGCAACGGCGAGACCGAAGGGCTCACCGAGTCGCAAGTCGAGACCCTCGAATGGCTCGCCTTTAAGGTTCGGGAATTGGTAGAGCCGAACATTACGGTGTTCGTAGGCGAGTAATCAAGTATTAAGACAGCACCCTAGCGCTTGAGGCGTGGCTCTTCGATGAGCACTAGGGACGAAAGACAACAACAACAACAACGAAAGGGACAAGATGATAGTAGACGATAATTTTGTGGGGATAGTAATGTTCGCACTCGGGGCAGTAATCTATCTCGCTTACAAGGTAGGCGAGTATGTCGGGGAAATGACACAACAACAAGAGAAGGGCAAGCAATGAATCAATATAAATGGGAAAAAGAAAAACCTAAATCTGTTTATTACTGGACTAAAGAAAAGGGCTGGGTTTTAAAGTCAAACATAGAAGACCGTTGGACAATTAAAACACAACAAGAAAAGGGCAAGCAATGACTAGCGCAGAAGAACTCAAGCAAAACATCGGCAAGACTGGCACGCTAACAGTATCGGGCTCGCCGTTGAGGTTTGCGGTCTTAATACTTGACGCACGGTCTAGATATGGGCATCTCGATTACAAGGTGACGCCTGTATCGGGTGACGGTGAGACTTGGCACGCTGATTCTAATATCACGGTACTTGACAACGATTCAAAAGTGTAATACAGTAACATAAACAACATAGAACAGGGGAATAATGAACACAAAGACATGGACAATATGGGTTGGCGGTGGGGAAATCAACGATTACCCCGTCACTCTTGAAAGAGCCCAACAGATAGCCGAATATTGGTTATCTCAAGGATATGACGATACACAGATAAGCAACATAGAAAAGGGGAATAATGATAACTAAGAAAACAAACGAAGCAATAGATAAAGAACTAGCAAGAATGGAACTGCGCGAGATGTTCGCAAAGCAAGAAAGACCTACGGTCTACACAGTTTTGCGTCATGTCTCGCAATCGGGAATGTCGCGAGACATCTCACTATTCATAGTAGAAGATAACAGGCTACGCGATATCACTTGGATAGCAGGCAAGGCTCTCGGCGACAAGGTAAAAGAGAAGAACGGGCGCAGAGTTATTAGGGTGAACGGGTGCGGAATGGACATGGGTTTTCATCTTGTCTACTCTCTCTCATCAGTCACATACGCCTACGAGAAGGAGCGTGCAGGCTATGTCTTGCACCACGAGTGGGCGTAACCATGCCACGCACAAAACAACTGAACATTAAAGCGATACTAAAAGCCTACGAAGCGGAAGCGAAACGGGCAGAACGAAACGCGAAAGCGTATCGGGGTGACAGCCTCGAAGCGTACTGGCTTGGGCACGCTTGCAAAGTTAGGCAATGCAAACAACTAGCAGAACGGGAGACAGCACAATGAGACTATCCACGATGAATGTTTTACGCAAGTGTTACGACTGTGCACAGTACCGTTACGAGGTTTATTGTGACCCGATAGACGGCTCATACTTTTGTGAGCAATGCCATGATGAGCGAGTAAGAGAAGGCGAGGGGGTGAATGGTGATGAATGAAGTATTTAGTGTGCTTGTTTTCGTTGGGGTTTGCCTGTTATGGGTTACACCTTTTGCGGTTAGCAGTTGGAAGCAAGCGCAGAGGGAGCGAAGCAAAGCGAACCACCCGACAGCACGAAAGAGTTAAGCGAACATATGTTTGGCGAACAGGTGTTTGTGTTAGGTCAGCCTAACATTGTGACGCAGGTCACAGTACGAACAGTTGTTTGTGTTAGGCGTACCTTACAGTGTGACGAAGTTCACAAGGATTGTACTTGACAAGGGTAACTAAGTGTGATACAGTATAGATACAACTTACGAAAGGGGAACGGGGGTGAATATGAAAACGGAAGGCACACGAGTTACCTATACCGATAATTGGGGCAACTTAATTAGTGGCGTCGTTGAGGGTTACGACTCTCATCTGCGTTACATGATTAAACGAGATAACACGAGCGTCTACGAAGGGTTAGCAATTGTAGACGAGTCACGGATAGTGGAGTAAGTAGGCAGGGTGACTGGCAGACATCGGGGTTCAAGTCCCCGACACCCACAAGGTCGTAAGACCGACACACAACACAACAGAAGGGACAGCAATGAAATTAAAGCAACATCAAATGTCATATGAACGGTGGTGCAGGTTCAACGACCTCGACGCCACAGAATTAGACAGCAACTACATCAAATACCTTGAATGGAAAGAGGAGCAATGCAAGACACACCAACTATCAAAATAGCGGACAGCGAACTCGCGTTACTGCAAGCCTTCACACAGGGCTACATCAACGCACTAGTCGCCAACGACAAAGCGTACGAAGGGATGGACGAGTTCTACTGCTTCAATGACAAGTGGGATATCAACATTCATTCAGTCGGACACAAACCGAGAACGATATACGCAGTCGCCTATCCGCAGACGATAGACGCAGACGGATATCTGTCCACCGATACATCTAACTGGGTGGAGATAGGACAGTATGACATGAACGGGACAGCCAAACGAAAGGTAACACAATGAAACAACAGCCGACAGTCCACCACTACATCCTGACTTACGACGCAGACAACCAACTGTGGTATCACGATGTAGAAACCGAACGAGAGAAGTTCCCCGACGGTGCAACGATGAACCTAGACACAGGCGAAACCTATTGGGGTTACCTCGGTGACGGCGAGTACGCACCGAACGAATCAGAACTAAACGAGCAGATAGTCCGCGCAGTTCGACAACTCAATCAAAACAATCGTGAAGTACCATTCACGGTAGAAGACTTTGAAGACTACAAAATTGCTGAACTAGACGACGAAACTGACCGCACCCACATACCATACCCACCATTTTGAAACGCTCTAATGCGCTCCTAATGCGTGCAATTTACCCGAAAGACAGCAATGACCCACAAACTAATCAAGTTCATAGCAACACGCCCATCAGTAGAAATCCTGTTAGAAATCAAACAGCGACTACTGCCACGCAACCAAGAACCAACCTACACAGAACCATCACACCACTTCGTTGTAGTTAAGATGGCAGGCAATCAGCCTGTCGCCTACTGGCGAGGGTCAGGACACGGCACAAACGAACGGTGGACTAAACGCCGAGACCTCGCATACCAATACATGACCGAGTATCAGGCACGCCGAGACACCGACGCTTGCACTCTCGACCACAAACACAACTACCAGATACAGTTAGTCAGATAATCTGTTACACTAAAGTTTGGATTTGCCCTGCTCCGCAGGTATCCCCTTCCCTAGCGTTGTAGCGGGGCAAGTCCAATTAACTTACCGCCACCATACTTGCGGTACTCGCGTTCACGAGGCGTTTTGCCACCCCACACACCGTACCTACGAATGTCATTCGTTTCGCATTCCATAGCGTAAGCCAAACATTTCTCAGCAACTGGACACAACTTGCACACCTTCACCGCGTCATCGTAGATACCTGCAGTTGATACACCGACAGAAGTTTCAGGGAAGAAAACACTTGTCTTCATACCTCGACACCTCGCTTCGTCATACCATTCTAAATGTTTGAGGTCAATCATGTTTAAACCTTTCCAAGTTCGCTGTATGAAGTTCAGACTTCAGTTGCTCTATCAACGCTGTGAGGCGTGCTATCTCATCAAGCAAACCGTTCACCATTTCGTCAGTCTTCTTCTGAGTCATCTAACTTCTCCCCACACACAGGTTTAACTGGCAACAATCGGTTAGGCAAACATGAACAAAGTTTTGCTTTCATTGTTTCTCCTTAGCGTGATGAACCATTGACAGGCAACCGATGTAGCCTGCTGTGTCCACGATACTGTCATGATGCCATCCGCCGTCAGCGATTGCTGTCCTAAGACGAGACAGTTTGACTGCAACCATAAACAAGATGGCTTGCTCTACTGTGAGCGACACACCTGTCATGCCTTCGAAGATGTCTCGTGCCTGTGTGTAGTCTTCTAATGGGTGGGCGTACTGTGCTTGTCTTGCGCCTGTGATTAGCGAGTGTGCTTCTAACAGTATTTCTGAGCCGTTGCAATCTTCAATCATGGTTAGGGTTTCTCCATACTGCTGGCGAGTAGTTCAGTTCTATGGCGTCTTTGTGTGCTTCGCTTTCGTAACAGCGCATGATATGAAGGCACGGGTCTGAGCCGTCTTCGAATTCTGCGTCTTCTGTTATAGAAGTTGGTAGCCCATCGTGTGTGTAGCAGACAGGTGGTGACACCCATCCGCTACGCATACCGATTTCTAACCATTGTTCAAAATCTAATTCCATTATGTCCACTAGAACGCTTCTTCTTCTTGCAAGAATCCAATCTTACCGAAATCGTTTTGTGCTTTCGCTACAACCTGCACCGTTTTGTCTGCCATGACTGGGTTGAATCGGCAAGTTAATCCGATTTCGTCGGCAAGAATTTTGCTGGATGTTTTCTTCTGCCCATCTTTCTCATAGGTGGAGATGTCTAGTTTGCCTGCGACTATCACTCGGCTACCTTTTTCTATGGA